ATGGAATGGTGGAATGGTTTCGCTCGCTGGTTGTACTCGGCCGACGGCGAGTACGTCGTGTCGAGCATCGTCTTGCCTGCCGCCGCGATCATCGTGGCGGGCCTCATCGCAGCCTGGGTCGCGCACTCGGCCGTCAAGCGCCTCCTGGCCAAGCACGACCGCGAGCTGCGGGTCTCGGCCATCGCCGCGCTCATCGACGCCGCCGAGCAAGCCTCGGTGTGGAACTCCCTCACCCCGCAGGAGCAGATTCTCTCCGATCGCGCGACCGGGCAGGCCGACATCCAGGTGCGTCTGCTCCCCATCAAGGGCTCCGATGTCGCGGCCAACTGGGCGGCGCACGCGCTCGCCGAGATGAAGCGCAACTCCGCTACCTTCGGCTACCAGATCGAGCCGGCGGTCATCGAGTTCCGCGACCGCCTGGTCGACTGGCAGCAGCGGCCGGGCCGGGCGCGCAAGGTGTTCCAGAGCGACCTCGACCGCTGGGCCGCCCAGGGCGACTCGGCCGAGCGCGAGCTGCTCGCCCAGCAGGACGCCTGGGTGGCGCAGCAGCACCACAACCAGTACGCCGACCAGCAGGGCGGCTCGCCGGCCGGGGCCGGCGCAGCGGCGGCGAGCCCGGTGGGCTCGGGCGCTCCGGCGGCTTCGGCCTCGAGCATCGGCACCCCCACCGTCGCCGTTCCGGTCGACACCTCCCGCATGCACCCGTCGGCACCGCTGCCGCCCACCCACGAGCCGCGGCCCACCGTGCAGCAGGTCGCCTCGGGCACCGGCTCGCGTGGCGTCGACCGCCGCGCCACCTCGAACGGCCTCGGCGACCTCGAGCTCACCACCGACCCCGGCGAATCGCGCGCCGCCGGCGAACTCCCTCCCCCGGTGAACGCCTTCCCCCCGCGCGGCGGCTCCCACGACTGACCGCCCAGAGTGACTACGGGCCGAGCGGACTCCCCGCCCGGCCCGTAGTACGCTTTTCGCGTCGCCCCTGTAGCTCAGTGGATAGAGCACCGGCCTTCTAATCCTTTTGCTGCACCTTCGCGTCGTCGGCAGGGTTGCCGGTGGCGGTGACGGCGATGTAGTCGCCGTAGAACTTCACGGGGTCGATTCGCAGCACGCGAGCGATGTGCTCGAGCTCGTCGGCCAGGAACGGTGACTGTCCCTTGAGGCGCTCCCCCATCGAGGTGGGGTTGAGCCCGATACGGATCGCTACGAACCGTGCTGACCGCTCTTCCTGGTCGATCATCGATTTCACGAACGCTCCTCGTGCGCGGCGCAGGAGACGAGTCTCGTCGGCGAAGGGCGTGACGTTGTTCTGAATGCTCATGCCGAAGAGTGTATGGGTTTCCGGACACTTTGACAACAAGTGCCTTCCAGCGAGTCGGAGAATCCGGCAACACGCCAGTTCTGCCTGTTGTGCATTGTCGGAATTCCGTTCATGCTGTCGGACATGACTGAATCACGGATAGGGATCCCCGACAAGGTGCGCGGTGTGGCCGCCGAGAAGGGGTATACCCAGGAGCGCACAGCGCTGACTATCGGCATCTCCCGGACTCAGCTGGGTGAGCGCTACGCAGGCCGCATCTCGTTCAAGGCCGACGAGATCCTGAAGCTCGCTCTGGCGATGCGTGTTCCCGTAGAGCGCTTCTTCCCCAAGCCCGAGGAGATCGACGCCGCTGAGGAGCGTGTCGCATGAGCGCCGTCGAGATCGCCCAGGTGGACGACGGGTCGCTGGTCGTCTCGTCCGAGACCATCGCGGCCGGCGCTGGCGTGGAGCACCGAGCCGTGCTTCAGCTCATCGGCAACAACATCGCCGACTTCGAGGAGTTTGGGGCGGTCGCATTTCAAATGCGACCGCTGCCCGGAGGTGGCAACCCTGTTCGCATCGCACTGCTGAATGAGCCGCAGGCGACGCTGCTGATGACGTTCCAGCGGAACACGTCTCAGGTCCGTGAGTTCAAGAAGGCGCTGGTGAAGGCGTTCTTCGAGATGGCTCGGCAGATCGCGGACATGTCGGTGCCGCGGACCCTGCCGGATGCTCTGCGGGCCTATGCGGCTGAGGTCGAGGCTCACGAGGCGCTGAAGGCCCAGCACGCGCTAGAGGCGCCGAAGGTTCACTTCGCGGACAGCGTGGCGGCGTCGAAGACGACGATTCTCGTTCGAGAGCTCGCGACAATCCTGCGCAGCAAGGGTGTCCAGACCGGTGAGCGCCGTCTGTTCGAGACGCTGCGGCAGGAGGGCTATCTGATCCGTCGCCGCGGGATCGATCGGAACATGCCGACGCAGAAGTCGATGGAGCTCGGCCTGTTCGAGATCGCGGAGGGCGTCGGTCAGCCTGCTGGTGGGGACACGCACATCCGTAAGACGACCCGGGTGACTGGTAAGGGCCAGGTGTACTTCATCAATCGGTACGCGCCTCGCGACGGTCTCTTCGAAGTCGAGGTGGCGTCGTGAGGGCGCTGCGGCGTCTGGCGATCCGTGTCAGGGCGTGGTGGAACGGCTACGGCGTTGTGTTCGTGCGAGCCAGTCGCGGACCCGCGGGAACCGTCTCCTCTTCGGCTGACGGTACCGCTTCCCGGTCAGAGGGCGAGTCCACTCGATGAAGAACTTCATGGGGTGCTCCCCGATGTCGTCCTTCGCGGGTTGCGCAAGGACCTGCGCTTTGGTGCCGGCTTCGACGAACGCGAACGTCCTGTCGATGGGCTGCGATGCCCCCTCGATGTGGATGGTGACGTCCGTCGCGTCTTCCTCGGTCCGGTTGATGAAGTCGATCGGTATGCCTCCGATCACGGCCCAGTGCGCTTTGTACCGCGGGGCGCGGAGCTCGGCGCGGATGCCGAGGATGAGGCCGCTGATGCCGGTGACGATTGCCAGTCCCCAGGTGACCCATTCCCACCATTCCATGCCCGGAGCTTAGCGGGCACCTACAGACTGCCGCGTCCACTCCCCCCAACGGATTCCCCCTCCGGTGGGCGCGGCTTCCCCCTCAAGTACTCAGAGAAGAGAGAACGCAATGTCGGAAGAAGAGACCGTCAAGAAGGTCGCGACGAAGGTTCGCGACATCACCGGCTGGCATGGTGACGCGCAGCTGTTCAAGCTGGAGCCGCCCCTCGAGAAGTCGGGCCCGTTCGTCGTCGTGTCCGCCGTCGACCTGCCCGTGTATATCCCGGATTACCGGACGAGCGAGACGATGATCTTCCCGTGCGACGAGGCCGGTGAGCACGTCGACTTCGGTGAGGTCGCGTTCGTCCCGTACAAGTCGCACGTGGACGCGCTGGCTGACCTCGGTTACGAGGTGGCGTGATGTGCGAGTGCATCATCTCGACTGAGGACGCGCAGCATGTGCTGTTCATCGTGGGTGACTTTGGGCTGGGCGTCGAGCCTCCTCGTCTGCGCGTGAGGTTGATCAACGGCATCCGTCGCGCTCTGTCCGGTGACGAAGCCAAGTCGGTGGCATCGCGTCATCCGGGGATCGTTCGGGCGTTGCAGATGACGAGGACGAACGAGTCGCTCGAACGTTTGCGGACGCTGGTGAAGGACCGTCTGGATTCTGAGGCGGTGGCAGCAGCATGAGCGCCACGTTCGTGATGGGTGACATCGGTGAGCCGGTTCGTCACATCGAGCTCGAGCCGCTCGAGACTCCTGCGTTCGTTCCCTCGGAGCCTGCCGCTCCCGAGCCGGTGAAGGAGCCGCAGCATGTCTGAGTTCAGCGGTCTCGGTTTCGGTGTTGGTGTGGTGCGTGGTGCGCGGTCGTTCAACGTGACGCCTGACGGTCGGCTCACGGGCGTGTTCCATCAGCGTGAGTGGGTGGCCGGCGAGAACGTCGCGTCGTGCATGTCGCTCTCGTCCAGTACTGATGCGCTCATCGCCGCAATTCGCGGACTAACACGATCGAGCTACGGTCTACCGGCCATTCCCTTCTCGGGCGAGGTCGGTCCGACCCCGAAGTCGCACGACATGTCGAAGTGCACGTGCGGGTTCTACGCCTACTACGACGGTTCGAACGACTATGCCACCGACGCGCGAGTCAGCGCGGTCGTCGAGGGGTACGGCCAGACGGTCATCGGGACTCGCGGGTTTCGAGCTGGGAAGGCTCGGATCGTCGCTTTGCATCTCGAAGCATCTGAGCCGCCGAAGCCGTGGAAATGGTGGCTGCACCCGCACCGTTGGGCTGTGGAGAAGCTCGTCGATCGGTCCCTCCGGACCAACAGCTTCAGCAATAGCTGGATCGTGTCAATCGGCATGATCACCGCGTTTATCGGGATCGGCATCTGGCTCCTCGTCATCGACTGGAAAGCGTTCGAGATCTACCTGTTCGAGCGGTACCGGTCGGTGAGCAAGAACCCGTCGAAGTGGTACCGGCCGCGTGACAACGGGCGAGGTCTGACGCCGGAACAGGTTGATGGCATTCGCCGCGGGTTTCCCGATGTTCCGCTCTTCTCGTCGTTCGAGGAGATGGTGCGGGCATTTCCGCCAGACGAATCTCTTGGGGCACTGCCTGACCGTTGGGCCCGCTCGTGAACGGCGCGCAGGTGTGGGCGCTGCTCACGATCCTGTTCGCGGGCATGGCGATCTTCCGGTCGTACACGGTCGCCGTTGACGGTGCCGTCACGGTGTTGATCATCGCGACGATCCTGTCGGCGGTTGCTGCGGCGCGTCGTGTGCCGTTCCGGGGTGGACGGTGAACGCCGTGGATGTCGGGCAGCAGTCGGATGTGGAGATCATCGAGCACCTCGACTTCGAGCCGCTGAAGTCCTGCGAAGTCGATCTGACCGCCACCGAGACGTGCCCCCGTGAGGCGGCGTGGGTGTGCATTTGGACGTGCTGCAACCGGGCTGAGCTCGTCTGTGACCATCACCGCGGGAACTGGGTGCGCAACACGGGGAAGGCCGTCGCGTTGGGCTACCACTTCCGGTGTGAGCACTGCGGTACCGCGACGCCTAACGTGCACGACGCCTTCGACTGGATTCCGATCGGTGGTGTGTCGTGAGCATCGAGGAGGCCATGCGGGAGGTCGCGCCGGGGTTCGGTTTCGGCTTCACGCACGCGGCTGGTGTGGACCCTTCCCTGTCGGGCACGGGTGTCGCGTCGATCGACGCTGATGGTGCCGCGGTCACGTTCCTGGTGCCGAAGCGGCCGTCGGTGTCGACGACGGATGTGCCTGCGAACGATGACCGTCTGAGGGCGATCTCTGGGGATGCTGTCCAGTTCGTGCCTGCGGGGGCGTTGGTGCTCATCGAACGCCTGTACGTGCCTCAGGGGCGCGGGAAGGACGGTGACCTGATCGCCCGGGCTGGCCTGTGGAACTTCATCGTGCGGGGGCTCAGGGATAAGGGGTGCACGGTCGTGTCGGTTGCGCCGGCGACGAGGGCGAAGCTCGCGACCGGGAACGGCGGGTCGAAGAAGGACGACGTAATGCGGGAGATGCGGCGCCGGTTCCCTGGTGTGCCGCTTCCGGATGACAACACGTGCGACGCGTTGGCCCTCGCGTCTGCTGCGGCGGCGTGGGCGGGTCTTCCCGTCCCCGAGCCGCTGAATCAAGGGCAGAACGAGGCCATGACCACCGTGGTGTGGCCGCTCAGGAGAGGGAGCAACTGATGACCGTGAAGTACACATCGAAGAAGCCGGACGAGACGAAGGACGGCCTGCAGAACCTCGAGGATGCGTGGACGCGTCCTGAGGTCGAACCGGAGCCCGTCGTCGTGGTGGGTCTCGTGTCGCGTCACGCGATCGCGAAGAACGCGGGTGGCGACTGGCAGGCGACTGCTGGGCTGCAGCACGTCGAGGTTCTGACGGGCGATGGTGCCGACGAGGCGAGGGAGCTGCTGGCGCTGGCGTACCAGGCGCGCACGGGCGACTCCGAGCTCGAGATTCCCGAGGCCGACTGATGCCCGCCATGGTGGCCGGCGTCGTGCCCGCCCGGTCGTCGTGGACGTGTCCCGGGTGCCAGCGGCATGCGCTGATCCCTGATGGGTTCGGTGGCTGGTTCTGCCCCAAGTGCGGCGACGTGGAGGTGGACCGGTGAAGACCATGTTCAACGTCGTCGAGCTCGTCACCGACAAGGACGGCTTCGAGTTCTCGCACGTCGAGTCGGAGCACGACTCGCTGCAGGAAGCGACCGTGGAGGCGCAGCGTCTGAACCGGGACTACGCGCACCAGTCGTTGCTGGGTGCGGGTGACTCGGTGGAGTTCATCGTCGACGAAGTGCAGGTGGACGACGATGACGTGGCGTGATCGCATCCTCGCTGACGGGTCGAACCGTGACGCGTGGAAGGAAGCCCGCTACCCGGTCATCGGGGCGTCGGACGCGAAGATCCTGTCGAAGGCGTCGTCGATTCCCCTGTACCTGGCGGGGAAGCTGAAGCGGGACGTGTTCACCGGCAACGTGTTCACCGAGACCGGGTACAGGTTCGAGCCGATGGTGCTTGCGTGGGCCGGGTTCGACCACAACGTGGCCCTGGTGCACGCCCCTGATGAGCCGGGTTTCGCGGCCACCCCGGATGGTGTGAAGGAGTTCGGGAACGGTGACCTGGCTCTCGCTGAGGTGAAGGTCAAGCACGTTCCGGCGCCGCACACGATCAAGGGACCGACCCTGCCGGAGAAGCGTCAGTTGGCGTGGCAGTTCCGGGTGTTCCCGGAGGCGTACTGCATCGACTGGCTCTGCGCCGAAGTCGACCGTGACACCGAGGATCTGCACGAGCAGGAGCCGTGGAAGATCCGCTTCTACCCCGACGACCCCGAGTTGGTCGCCATCCAATCCAAGGTCGAACCGATCGCGGTCGACCTTCTGGGCAGGCTTCGCGCCGCCCTCGAATTCGAGAAGGAGCTCGCCTCATGAGCACGACTGAACTTGCTCTGCCGACATCGGTTGTCCCGTCCACGTGGAACCCCGACACGGCAGCGCTCATGGAATTCTCCGGCCTCTCCTGGATTCAGGGCGGGCAGCGTGTGTTCGCGCCCTCCGGGGTGATGGCGGCGTTCCTGAACGCGTGTGCCCGCACCGGGCTGGACCCGTCGGCGAAGCAGATCTACGCGATGGAGATCGGCGGCAAGTGGTCGATCGTGACCGGTGTCGACGGCATGCGTGTCGTCGCGCAGCGCACCGGCCAGTACCTCGGTCAGACCCCGATCCAGTGGACCGCTGACGGCGTGAACTGGGTCGACGTGTGGCTGTCCGATGACGCGCCGGCGGCAGCCCGTGTGGGGGTGCGCCGGGTGGGGTTCGCGGAGCCGCTGTATCAGGTAGTGACGTGGAAGGAGTTCGGGAAGACGACCGGGCAGTGGCGCACGATGAAGGCGCACATGCTCGGTATCCGGGCTGAGACTCACGCGCTGCGTAGGGCGTTCCCGAACGACCTGAGCGGCCTGTACACACCCGAAGACATCGACGGTGGGCACGCAGCCCAGGACGCTCTCGTTATCGCCCCCACGGAGGACTGGGAGGCGCTGATCGATGCCGCGCAGTCGAAGGACGAACTGAAGGCGATCGTGGACCGCTGCCAGGAGGCGGAGGAGCTGTCGGATCGTATCCGGACAAAGGTGCTGACGAAGTACGGCATGTTCAACCGGGCCGCGGAGGACGCCGAGCGTGAGCAGGTGACCGCATGAGCCGCCGTCGGTGGCGTCGCGGTGAGGACGTCGTTCTGACCGTGACCGGGAAGTACTCGCTGCTCGGCGCTGTGTGTGCTGACGAGTGGGAAGACGGGCGTGTGCTCGTCAGGTGGGAAGACCGCACCACGACTCGCATCATGGGCGACCTGCTCACCACACCGGGCGACGCTGCAACAGTGCAGCCGGACGCGCTGCTCGAGCATGCACGCCGGGTCGCTGCTCTCCTCGAGGCGCAGCTGGCGCAGATCGAGGCGCTGGTGTCATTGCCGATCGCGGTTGAGGTGTCGTGCCTTGACCGGGTGATGCGCATCCGGGAGATCCTCGGGGTGGAATCGTGAGCGCCTACTACGAGGCCGAAGGTGTGACCGTCTATCACGGTGACTGCATCGAGGTCATGCGCGAGCTCGCTGACGACTCCGTCGACGCTGTCGTGACCGACCCGCCCTACGGCCTCGAGTTCATGGGGCGGGAGTGGGACGGCGCTGACGGGTTCCGACGATCGCTGAACGCAGCGGACGCGGGCCGCGAGAACGTCTTCGGTCGCACGTCACAGAAGGCACCTGAGTACCGCACTACGAGCAAAGCTCGTGCGGGTATGGGTGCCACAGGCTACACGGATGGCAGCGAACGGCTTGAGCGCCCGTCATTCCTTGGCGGGTTGAATCCGAAGTGTCTGAACTGCGGCAAGTGGCAGCGTGGCGGCAACCCTTGCTCGTGCGATGCCCCCGAATTCCCGAATGAGCGTGCAGGGCGCATGCACACGTTCCAGGAGTGGTGCGAGCAGTGGGCTGCTGAATGCCTGCGAGTGCTCAAGCCGGGCGGGCACATGCTCGCGTTCGGCGGGTCGCGCACTTGGCATCGGCTCGCCTCCGCGGTCGAGGACGCGGGCTTCGAGATTCGCGACTCGATCGCGTGGCTGTACGGGTCGGGATTCCCAAAATCGATGGACGTCGCAAAGGCCATCACGGGCATGGAGTCCGGTCATGGATCGAACGCAAGCGCGATTCGCAAAGCAACGATGGGCGACGACTACAAACCCTCCGGCGTTCGCGGCAACCGCGACGGGGTGACCCGTCGAAGTGACACAGACATGGCGGACCGAGTACTCGAGCTCACCGAGAACGGGCAGAAGTGGCAGGGCTGGGGTACGGCGCTCAAGCCCGCCTTCGAGCCCATCGTGGTGGGGCGCAAGCCGCTTGCCGGGACAGTGGCGACGAACGTGCTAACACACGGCGCCGGGGCTCTGAATATCGACGCGGCGAGAGTGCCCGGCGGAGAACGTCCAGTCATGGTCCGCACGGCAACCGTTGTGTCGGCGACAAGCATGAGTGGGGCATCGACCGGGGCAACTCAGTCCGGTGAGATGACCGACAGAGGCCGATGGCCGACGAACGTCATCCTCGACCAGTCGCAGGCAGCCGAGCTCGACACGCAAACGGGGACGCTCACTTCAGGCAAGATGCACGCCGGTCAGCCCCGCAAGGGCAAGCCCGCCGACATCCTCGGCGCGTTCGCTCCGGACCAGGTGCGGAACGACACCTACGGCGACTCGGGCGGCGCGTCCCGGTTCTTCCCCACGTTCAGGTACGAAGCGAAGGCACCTTCGGATGAGCGCCCGTCGGTGGATGGTATGCAGCACCCGACCGTGAAGCCACTCGACCTCATGCGCTGGCTGGTGCGCCTCGTCACCCCGCCCGGCGGCACCGTCCTCGAACCATTCGCCGGCTCCGGCACCACCATCGAGGCTGCCCTGCTTGAAGGGTTCTCATGCATCGGCATCGAGCGCGAGGAGAGCTACCTCCCGCTGATCATGCAACGCATCAAAAAACCACTTCAGCAGGGACTCTTCGACGGATGGGACGGTGCAGCGTGAAGGTCTACATTGCAGGACCGATGACCGGCCTGCCGCTGTTCAACTACCCGGCGTTCAACGAGGCAGCCGCCCATCTGCGGGCACTCGGTCACACCCCGCTGAACCCGGCGAGGCACGACATCGCGGGACCGATCAAGCCGTGGGACTACTACATGCGTGATGCGCTCAGCCTCGTCATCCAAGCGGACGGGATTGCCCTTCTATCTGGCTGGGAAGACTCACGTGGCGCAGTGCTTGAGCACATCCTCGGCGATGCGCTCGGAATGGACATTCGACCGCTAGAGGGGTGGCTGTCATGACGATCATGCCGAAGGTTGCGCCTCCGACCGCGAAGGAAGAAGCCGAAGCGTACGAGATCGCGAACGACCGCGACCAGAACCGGTGCGTGCGGTGCGGGTCGTTCGATGGGGTGCAACGTGACCACAGGAAGAACCGGTCGCAGGGCGGGCTGACACTCGCGTCGAACCTGCAGCTGCTCTGTGCTCGCTGTCATCTTTGGAAGACAGACCACCACGCTGAGGCCGTCGAGGAGGGCTGGGCTGTCCCGATGCGGAAAGACCCCGCCCAGTGGCCCGCACGCCGTCAGATCCGCGCTGGACGCCCCGTGCGACTCCTCTCCTGGGTGCTGTACAACGACCGGGGCGGGATGAAGGAGATCCCCGCGGTCGACGCCTACGAACTCATGGGGCGGATCTCATGAGCGCGCCAGTGATCGTCGACTTCTACTGCTGCGAGGGTGGTGCCTCTGCCGGGTATGCGGCTGCCGGTTTCTCGGTGGTGGGGGTCGACCGTGACCCGCAACCCCGCTATCCGTTCCCGTTCCTTCAGATGGATGCGCTCGAAGCGATGGACCGGCTACTCGCCGGCGAGTGGCTCACGTTCCACACGAAGAACGGCATGCCCCTCTTCGCTCACATCAGCCTGATGGCAGCGTGGGTGGGTTCGCCCCCCTGCCAGGCTAGAACCAAGGCGCAGAAGATCCAGGGCCGCGAGCACCCACTCCTGATCGCTCCCACACGTGAGCGGTTCATTCGCTCCGGGCTTCCCTACGTCATCGAGAACGTGGTGCCCGACGGGTTCGACCCTGACCCGCTGATGGACCCCGTGCTGCTGTGCGGCGAGATGTTCGAGATCGAGACGTACCGGCACCGCCTGTTCGAACGAACTTCGATCTGGAAGCACCGGAGCACCCGAAGCACATGGCGCGGACGACAAAGATGGGGCGCCGACCAGTGCCTGGTGAGTACATGCACATCGTCGGCAACTTCTCCGGCGTCGATCGCGGACGCCAGGTGATGGGGATGCCATGGGCTTCGCGAGATGGGCTTCGGGAAGCTGTCCCGCCCGTCTACACCGAGTTCATCGGTCGTCAGATGCGAACCCAACTGGTGGCGGCATGAGCGTCGACAAGCAGGCTCTCGTCGCGTGGCTCCGCGACCGGTCGAAGCACCCGAACCCGTTGGTGGGTGCCGTGTATCAGGGGCTCGCGGACAGGGTGCAGCGCGGCGACTTCGACAAAGACAAGGAGGTGGAAAAGAGATGAGCGTACTCGTCAGCTCGTGGGTGTGGATGCATTCCACGACGAAGGGCAATGACCGCCTGGTGCTGCTGGCTTTGGCTGACAACGCGGACGATGCCGGTGTGTGCTGGCCGTCTGTGTCACACCTGGCCTCAAAGACTCTCCTTCACGAGCAGACCATTCGCACCCGTCTACGGGCATTGAGAGCGTCTGGTGAGCTCGAATGGCAGGACCGTCCGGGCACTTCTAATCGCTTCCGCGTGGTGATGGATACCCCTACGAAAAGCGCTACCCCTAGCGATTCTCTAGGGGGTAGAAAAGCGCTCACCCACCCCTCCGAAAAGGACTACCCCACCCCTACGAACGGTTCGGTAGACACCCCTACGAACAGCTTTCGTAGGGGAACCGTCATAGAACCACCAGAGAACCATCAAGAACCACCAGAGGTGTTCGAGCTGGATATCCCGAGGGGATCGAGGACAGCGGTCGCGTTGCCGAAGCCGTGGCTGCTGACAGCCGAGATGAAGCAGTGGGCGGCAACCCACGCCCCACTCGTCGACGTCACGGAAGAGACGAAGCAGTTCGTCGAGTACTGGCGTGAGGGCGAGGGCAAGGGGAAGAAGAAGAAGAACTGGGAGCTGACCTGGCGGAACCGCATGAAGCGGAAGCAGGGCGACTACGAGAGGACCGCTCCCGGCTCGACTGTGACTTCGGCGTGGGACGGGTACAAGGAGGTGAGTGAGGGATGAGCGAGCTCGTGTACGCGCAGCGCGCCGTGCTGGGGGCTGTTCTCCTGACGCGTGGTGAGCTGCTGGATCAGATCACGCTTACGGGTGACGACTTCGGTGCCCCGAACCTGTCGTCGATGTTCGATGCGATGCGGGCGTTCCATGCGGAGGGGAAGCCTCTGGATCAGGTGACGTTTGCGGAGGCTCACCCGAAGTGGGCTCCGGAGATCTGGAAGCTCACCGACGAGGTGCCGGCGCTGGTGACCGCGGTGGACTACGCGGACATCGTGAAGGAGGCGTCGGTGCGGCGCCGGGTGCACGCGGCTGGTGTGCGGATCGCGGAGTGGTCGCAGGTTCGGGAGTTGTCGGCGCTGACGGAGGATGCCCGGAAGGAGCTCGACGAGGCGTTCGGGATGACCGAGCAGCGGGTCCGGTTCATGGATGAGACGCTGCTTCACACGCTGGACCGGTTGACGAATGAGGACCCGGTGGTGTTTCCGACGCCGTGGGGGTCGCTGAACTCGGTCCTGAATGGTGGTGTACGTCCGGGGCAGTTGGTGATCATCGCGGCCCGCCCGTCGTTGGGTAAGTCGGCGGTGGCGTTGCAGATCGCGACGGAGCTCGCGAAGACCGGTTCTGTGGCGTACGTGTCGCTCGAGATGTCCGAGGAGGATCTGCAGCTGCGTGCGGTGTCGCAGGGCGCGACGGTGCCGCTGTCGGCGTTGACGAAGAACGCGAAGCAGATGCCGGAGTGGATGTGGCAGAAGGTGGCGCGGTGGCGTGAGCAGACGCGGATGCCGATCTCGTTCGACGATCGTTCGGAACTGACTGTCGCGGACATTCGCACGTTCGCCCGGTCGGTGCATCGGAAGGCGCCGCTGGCGGGGATAGTCGTCGACTACCTGCAGCTGATCACGGATCGCCGGAAGGGCGACATCTCTCGTGAGCAGCAGGTGTCCTATGCGGTGCGGCAGTTGAAGATCATGGCTCGCACGATGGGTGTTCCGGTGATCGCGCTGTCGCAGTTGAACAGGCAGTCGGAGTCGCGTGCTGATCGTCGACCGCAGATCTCGGACCTTCGGGAGTCGGGGGCGATCGAGCAGGACGCCGACACGATCATCCTGCTGCACCGGGACATGAAGCCGGGTGCGGTGGCGGATGACTTCGAGATGTTGGTCGCGAAGAACCGGAACGGTGAGCTCGCTTTGGTGCGTCTGGCGTGGGAGGGCGAGTTCGTTCGTGTTACTCCTCGCCGACGTCGTGTGGATGAGGGGCCCGGTCAGCCGCCGGCGCTCGAGGGTGTGTGAGGAGGAGATGGTGATGCAGATCATGGAGACGGTGCAGCGGCCCCTGGTGGGTGTTGAGCCGAACGACGAGTACGGGGTCGACCTGATCCTCGGGAAGAAGCGGGTGAGTCTCTCCCTCGCGGACGCGAAGCGGGTGCGGGAGTGGATCGCTGAGGTCGAGATGCAGCAGACGATGTCTCTGAACCAGGACATGCGTGACCGTGCTGACCGGATGCTCGCACAGCCGAACGGCGCGTGGGAGGTCGACCAGTGAGCGCCTGGCTGATCCTGCTCCTGCACGAGCTCGCGAGCCGCGTCGACGGACTGACCGACGACCGGCATCTGACGACTGATCCGGCATGCGCGCAGTATCGGGCACGGCGCCCGGGGAGCCGTCTTGACCGGATGTCGCGGGGTGTGTCCTGCACGCCTTGCATGATCGCCGGCTCTTACTTCGGCGACGAGTGCATCCCGTTCAGCTTGAGAGAGGAACTCGCATGACGCTGACAGCCGAACAGTACATGGCCCTGGGTTACGACGAGGAGTCAGCGCTACAGGAAGCGGCGTACGCGGCCCGTACAGCGGCGAACAGCCCCGAGGTGGACCCGGAGGGCATCGACGCTCAGATCGCAGCCGTAGAGGCCGCTGTAGCCTCCCGCGTGTGCACCCTCTCCGGACGGTGGGGATGCACCCTCCCCGCAGGACACACGGGTGACTGCGTGAAGACGTGCGTGAACCACTTCTGGAAGCGACTCGGGGAAGGCACCGAGATGTGCCCCATCGAACCCGCCTACGTGAAGTTCGGGCACCTGTGCGGCCCCTGCTTCGGACGGCTGAAGGGTCGCCTGCGGGAACTGGTCACGATCCTCCCGCACATCCGGTCGATGGTGACCCCATCGCTGGGTGCCGGGGACGGCCCGCGGGTGTCGGGTACGAAGGAGCAGCCGCTGCCGATGAACGCGACCGCTGTGGAGGACTCCCACGACCTGTTCGAGCGGGTCAACGAGTGGATGGCGCAGTTCAACGAATCCCTCGGCCTCGGGGTGAGTCTCGCGACGCTCACGTGGATGCGTCGTTCCGGTGACAGCATCCCGGTGGCGTGGGCTGACGAGTACGGGTCGAAGCTCGCGATGCTCGACATCGCCACCTGGTATGAAACCCATGAGCTCACCATCGTGTCCGCTCTGCCGCCGTTGACGGTGAAGGCGTGGTGGGACGACCTCGACGACATGACCCGGCAGTACCGGGCCCGCTACAAGCTCACCGACGGGCGCCAACGGGTTCCGATTGCGCCGGCGTGCACGGAGTGCGGTGAGCGTGAGGTCGAGGTTCGGGCGGACGGTGGGCGTCTCATCGACGTCAGGTGCCGGCACTGCGAGACCGTGTTCAACGCTCGCGAGCACAAGGCCATCTTCGATGCCGCTGAACGGGCGGTGACCCTGGTGATTTCGTTGCAGTGCGATCAGGGGCATCACAAGCAGTGCCGGTGGGTGGATTGCCCGTGCGGGTGCCATGAGAAGAGCGTGGCGGCGTGACTGTCGCGTGTGTGTGCCACAACGAAGGAGAAGAGAAGTGATGGATGCGAATCAGATTGCGGCCCCGTTCCGCGAGGTCGCCCGCAGGTATGACACTGCCGCACCGGGGTGGCCGTTGAAGGCCTCGGCGGTCTCTGAGGATTTGGGGCGCGCGGTCGAAGGAGAAGAGAAACGATGAACGAGAACGACGAGACCAAGGGCATCCGCGTCACCATCGAAGACCTCGAAGAAGGAACGTCGGAGACGAAGGTCATCTGGAACGACTACCTGCTGATCGCAGCCGGCGACCGATACCTGGCGAACGTGAACGCGCACGGCAACGGCACGCACGTTCTGACGGTGAAGCGCGACCTCGGGGCGGTGTCCTCGTGATCTCTTCTGATCGTTCCCCGGGTGGACAGGGAAACCAGGAAGCGGGGTCGATCTTGAGTTCCGCAGCAGACGCCGCCGACAGCGACACGCAGCTATTTGCCCGGATCGAGAAGATCGCAATGAGCAGCGAGGGGCGAGACGTCGACGGGATACAAGACGAATTCGTGGCCTGGCTTCGTGAACGGGCAGACCAGCCGCTGTCATGAACGGCCATGTGCGGTGGTGGGAATTCCGCAAGCGAGCGGCTTGCCCGCATTCGGATGTACGCCCGATTTACGGCGACGAGATCATCCACGCGACACCCGACTGGAACCGGCTGCAATGCAGGAGATGCGGTCGCTTCCTCGACGGGCCGGTCGCATTGGCAACTCTGAGAGCAAAGGATATTCGTTCATGACTGACCTGTTGGGTGACCAGGAACCGGTGATGCGGGTCGTTCAGGTGGCCCCACGGACAACGAGTTCGGCGGTGGCGTGTGCTCAGATCAACGAACTTCAGGAGGGTGACATGGGTGACCAGGAAAGGGTCACAGATTTGGCGGCTCGGCTCGACGAGCGCGCTCGCGCGTTCAACGATGCGGGGCTCCGCTATGGGGTCGCGGATCTTTTGACGGAGGCCGCTGAGCGTCTGCGCGCAGCCGAATCCGAGAGGGACTCCGCCGTGAAGGAAATGCACGACCGCGAGCTACACCACTTCGAGGTCGAAGAAGAGGCATCCGAACTCCGCGCTGAGCTTGCTGTGGTGAAGCAGCAGCGTTCCGACAACCTGCGAGAGATCACAGCCAGGGACGCCGTCATCGCGGAGGCGCACCGTGCGTTCGGCGATATGCCAGTGATGGAGGGCGGCAGTGGCGCGTCGGGCGAGGAGTCGTGGTTCAAGGCTCGGGTGGCAGAGTTCATGCGATGCCGAGACCTTCTCGCTGCTGCTCCTGTGTCTGTGCTTGCCTCGCACGCCGCCGAAGTAGCAGCGAAAGCCCGGGGGCAGGCACTGCGTGACGCCCTGGCGCAGATCGTGGAGGGAGCCCCGCCTCTGAACGCCGAGCTCACACTCACTCCGGCTGGCGTAGTCGAGGACCGAGCTATGTCGGCTTACGTCGAGGGCCATCACGACGCGTGGGCCGCGGTCAACAGCATGATCCTCGCCGAAGCCACCGAAAGCGAAAGGTGAACCCCAGATGGAGCGCATCGAGCAGCGAATCATTCAGACAGCGATTCACACTCTCGGAACCTGCCCCGGTTGCAGTGAAGGCGGTTGCTTCGCTGGCTACCACTGCCCGTGCGACGGCTGCGAATGCTGGCGGAAGGAAGGGCAGAGCGATGAGTGACAACGAACGCGACGAACTGGGTTTCGTCATCGAGGACCGCGCCGGCATCGACGTGCTGGTGTACGAGAACGGTAGTTGCCGTCCGGCGCAGCCTACCGAGGTGAAGATGTGGCGGGCGTTGGTGTCTCGGGACCGGCGTATGAAAGCCGAAGGCGCAGCAGTCGAGATGGATGCCCTCGCCGATCGCATCTACGAGACCGCCCCATGGGTGATCGGGATGCTCCGCGACCGTGCTGCTGAACTGCGAGAGGAGACCAACTGATGGGCGTCCAAGTCGGAGCATCGTTCTCTGGTCGGCGCAGGTACGTGAGCATCGAACTCGAGCCAGAAGATGCAGAGGGGCTGGCTGATGAACTTGCTCGCCACCGCAGTGACCGAGGGTTCCGAGAACTCGCAGAGCGTATCTACTCGATCCTCGACGTGTTCAAGGCCAGCGACCGAGAGCAGGTGAAGTGATGCCCGCCCTGTCCTCTCGTACTGATGAGCAACACCACACCACCAAGGCGCCCTGATGGAAGACCGCGAGCTGTACGACGTTCGGTCAGCGTCACGCCGGGCCCGACGCTCGCGATGGACGATCTACCACTGGATGCGAGACGGCATGCCCTACCAAGTCATCGGAGGTCGCCGGTACGTCGCGCACGACGACCTCATCCAGAAGCTTCGAGGCACAGCCCAGTCCCGCATCCAACACGCTCGCCGACACGATTCGCGAGGCCGATTCACGAAGGCGCAAGAAAATTGTTCCGAATTGGTTTGACACGCACCATGTCACACAGTTTTGATTCAAAGTACGCAACAAGAGGCCAAGGGTTGGAAGCGCCGCTCGCCTGCCTCATCTGGACCCGCCACCGACCTCTCTCCGGTGGTGACACAGGGTTGACAACCTGACCGCCTGGGGGCGGTGAACTCGTCACCTCGCGGGCCCTGGCCTCAGGCCTACAGTCCGCACCCCACCGCTGGGAGCGCAACTCTGGCGGTCACGCTGGGAGCCGACGTAAACGCGACCGGGCATGTACTCGGGTTCGTTCGTCGGCTCCCAGCACACGTCTTTGGCCGCGCACCTCACCCAGTTCGCCTGACACGCGGCACGGTGACCGGAACGGCACCCCACGTCGAAGGAGACAGCGCATGACCCACTCGACAATGTGCGGGTCGCACAACGAGAGCGGAAGCGGCTGCTACGTGCCCTGGTGCACGTGTTCCTGCCACCACACGGAGCCTGATTGGCCAGCTGCCTGATGCGACCACTCCCGGTCCTCATCGTCGGCCTCACCCTCGTGAAGCTCGCGATCCTCGTCGCCCTGTACTCGCTACGCCTCTCACCCGCCGACCCCGGCCCACTTGAGGACGACTGATGGCGGCGAAGCGCCCCCGCGACGGCAAGGGCCACCGGGCCTACCGCCGCGCCCAGGCCTCGCTGAGACAACGCACCAAGGAGCAGCACCTCCCCTGCGGGTACGGGTCACCATCCGGGTGGGGATGCGGCGAACAGATCGACACCACACTCGACGCCCGCCACGCACGCTCCTTCACAGCCGACCACGACGTCGCCATCAACAACGGCGGACGCCTCGTCGGCCAAACCCTCGTGCCCATGCATCGGGCGTGTAATGCGCGCAAGTCCGACCACGCGACGGTCGAGATCTGGGGCGCGACCTAGGCAAGGGAGCCGAGCATGCCCGCCTGCACCGCACCCGGATGCTCGAAGCCAGCACGATCCAGCAAAGCCGCCTACTGCCCCATGCACTACCACCGCCTGTACCGGCACGGCTCGCTCGACGCCGTCGCCCACAAGGCAGGTGTGACCGCCAGCAAGGGACGCCGCTACCGCATCACCCGCGACCCCAGCCACCCCCTGGCCATGGCAAGCGGCCTCGTCTACGTGCACCGCAAAGTGCTGTACGACATCATCGGACCCGGCGAACACAGCTGCCACTGGTGCGGCACCACCATCCGGTGGGCACCCAAGGGCACACCCGGCATCCTCGTGCCCGACCACCTCAACGGGTACGGCGACGACAACCGCCCCGAGAACCTCGTCCCCTCCTGCATGAGCTGCAACATCACCCGCGCCCAACAGGAACGCAGCGCCGCACTCCGAAACGCCGGCTTCTGGTCAGCCAACGACACCATCGCCCACCTCAAGCACAAGGGCCGCAAAGACCCCATCCAGGCGGCAGAGCCGAGAAAAATTAGAAATCCTGAAGTCGCTGCCCACCTCCCGCGCGGTCGTGGCGCGTTTCTCCCCGCTCCATTTCGTGTTCTCACTCCAAATGCGCGATGACACCAATTCGGAGGTGGCGCTGATGCCCCGAGCGTTGACCCCGTGTGGCAAGTACTCGGCTTACAAGCGGCATCTTCGTCTCCACGAGCCAGTGGATGCCGCATGTCGTCGAGCGCAACAGGAACACGACTCGAGTCGGTCTAGCTCTGCGAGGACGAGAGCAGGAGAGGCGGCGAAGCCGGTGATCGACACCCAGCCTGAAGATACGCCGGCACCACTTGAGCCGCTGGCGCCGGCACCCAAGACCGAAGACGGTCACGTGTCCCGTCTCGAGGTGCTGCTGGAGATGCTCGAAGACTCGCGGGCGGCTCTGCGCGAGTTGAGGACGAAGAGCCCGGAGCGGGCTTACCTGGCGTCGCGTGAGCAGCGGGAGATTCTCGCGGAGATCGCGCAGCTGCAGGGCAACGGGCAAGTGAAGGGGGTCACTCTTGCTGACCAGCTTGCCGAAGTCCGAGCTCGTAGGCGCGCAGCGTCCGCGGCTTCATAGGCTCCCGCCGCGTGCGGGGTCGCTTGGCGAAGAGGCGCTCGACCTGTGGTATCTCGCTGGGAAGCGGAGCGACCCATGGCAGGAGCTGTCGCTGGATTCGATCTTCTCGATCGATGACGACGGCCGCTGGGTGTGCACCGAGCACGGCGAGCTCGTAGCACGCCAAAACGGCAAGGGTGACGTGTTGTCGCCGGCCACGATGGCGCACCTGTACCTGTGGCCGAAGCCGGACGGCGAACCGAAGACGATCGTGCACACCGCGCACCAGTTCAAGACTGCCCGTGAGGCGTTCCTGCGGCTGAGGCGGGTGATCCAGTCGTCGGCGGTGCTGATGGGTGAGGTCACCCGGATCTCGACTGCACACGGCGAGGAGGGCTTCGAGCTCGCGAACGGCAACCGCCTCCTGTACCTGGCGCGGTCGGCGAACTCGGGTGTGGGCTTCACGACGGATGTGCTGATCATCGACGAGGCGCAGCAGATGTCGCAGGCGGCGCTCGACGCACTGCTGCCGACGATGTCCGCGGTCGACAACACGCAGATCATCTACACCGGCACGGTGCCTGACGAGCTCAACGATTCCGAGGTGTGGGAGGGCGTCCGGGATCGTGGGCGTACCGGCAGCGACCCGCGCACGGGGTGGATGGAGTTCAGCCCGGAGGGGTCAGAAGACCCGGACGTTGCCGACACCATTGACATTCGCGACGAACGCAATTGGGTTGCCGGTAACCCGGGTCTCGGCTACCGGCCTGGTCTGACCCGCGAGACCATCGAGGACGAGATCTCCCGCCTGTCGCCCGATTCGGTGCGGCGCCTCCGGTTGAACATCTGGCCGAACCGTCGACCGGTCGCGGAAGTGAAGCTGTCCGAGCTCGATCTGGACGTGTGGAAGCGGCACGCCCGCGAAGACGCCGGGGTCAGCGGCGACGGCGTGGTCCTGTCCCTCGCGCTCGGGCGCGGCGGCGGGTACGGCACCATCGGGAAGGCTGTGCGGGTCGACTCGGAGCACATCGCGGTCGAGCACCACGACACTCAGCGCGGCACCCGGTGGATCGCACCGGCTCTCGCGAAGCTGAAGAAGGAACACGGCAACGCTCTCGTCGTCCTCGACGCGAAGAACGCCGCCGCGGTCATCTCCGCTCTCGAGACCGCCGGGGTCAAGTTCCTGGCGATGAACCTCGACGAGATCGCCGCCGCACACACCCTGTTCATTGAGCACGTCAACGCCGGCCTGGTCCCACACCGTCCGCAGGACGAAGTGACCATGTCGCTTCAGATGGCCACGACACGAGCCATAGGACGCGCTGGGCAGACCTGGGAGCAGTCAGACCCCACCAAGCCGATCACACACGCTCAGGCGGTCACGTGGGCGCTGTGGGGCGTCCTGAAATCCGAAGCGACCCCGACGAAGAGAACACCACCACCGCCCGCTGCTGCCGTGCTGACGCGCGAGTCGGCAGGGGTGAGTGCAGAGACCAACCTCGCGACTGTGGGGTTCTAGACAAAGGAGGCGTTGTGGCCGAGATCGGATATCAGGCCGATGGCGCTCTCCTTGGGTGGAGTGCGCTGCTGAACGCTGTGCACGAGACGAACCCTGACCTGCAGTGGCCGAACTCGCTGGACGTGTTCGATCGGATGCGTCGCGAAGATCCTCAGGTGAAGTCGGTGCTTCGCGCGGTCACCCTGCCCATTCTTCGCACTGAATGGTCGATCGACGGGTCGGGGTGCCGTGATGAGGTGACGCGCGAGATCGCGAACAACCTCGGTCTGCCGATCAAGGGTCAGTCGTTCGTCGCGCCGCTTCGGTCGAAGGGTCGCTTCTCGTGGAAGGAGCACCTGCGGCTTGCTCTGCTCGAGCTGCCGTACGGGCACTCGTTCTTCGAGCAGGTATACGACCAGTCGGACGGCCAGACGCGTCTCGCGAAGCTCGCCTGGCGACCGCCTCGCACAATCGCCGACATCGACGTGTCCCGCGACGGGGGCCTGTCGGCGATCGAGCAGTACGGGTACACGGGTCACTCCAACGTCCGCATCCCAGTCGACCGTCTCGTCGCGTACGTCAACGAGCGCGAGGGCGCGAACTGGCTCGGCGAGTCCCTGCTCCGGTCCGCCTACAAGATGTGGGTGCTGAAGGACCGGGTGCTGCGCATCCAGGCGCTGACCGCCGAACGTAACGGTCTGGGCATGCCCGTCTACACGGCCCCCACGCCGCCCGAGTCTGGGACGTTCGAGGAGCAGGTGAAGTTCCTCGACGCTCAGATCGCTGAGGGGCTGAAGCTGGTGCAGCAGGCTCGTGCGGGTGATGCTGCGGGTGTCTCCGTCGCGAACGGGGCGACGTTCAAGTTCGAGGGCGTCGTCGGTGACCTGCCTGACACGGACAAGCCGATCCGGTACTACGACGAGCAGATCGCTCGCGCGGTGCTCGCGCACTTCCTGAACCTCGGCACCGAGACCGGGTCGTGGGCGCTGGGGTCGACGTTCGCGAACTTCTTCACCGACTCCCTCAACGCGGTCGCCCAGCACATCGCTGAGGTCACGAACCAGCACGTCATCGAGGATCTCGTCGACTTCAACTGGGGTCCAACTGAGCCCGCGCCGCGCATCGTGCCGGCGGCGATCGGTGAGCAGCAGCCGGTGACCGCTGAAGCGATCAAGGCGCTGATCGAGTCCGGCGCCGTCGAGCCTGACGAGCCGCTCGAGGTGTACGTGCGCGAGAAGTTCGGTCTGCCAGTGAAGGACGCCGCGACTGTGCGCCCCCGACCCACCTCTCAGCCTGTCGAGGAGGCAGCATGAATCCGTTCCGTCCCGCCGCTCGTGGAGAGCGCACCCCGATCCGCGCCGAAGCCCCGGCCGCCCGCACGGACGGCACCTTGGCCACGCTCCGCCTGTACGACCCGATCGACAGCTACGGCGAGTTCTGGGGCGTCTCCGCGAAGGAGTTCGCCCGAGTCCTCGACGAGCTCCCCGACGACACCACCGAGATCCGGCTCCTGATCAACTCGCCCGGCGGCGAGGTGTGGGAGGGCGTCGCGATCATGAACGCGCTCCGCAGCCACAAGGCGCGCGTCGTCGCCGTCGTCGAGGGCATTGCAGCGTCGTCGGCGTCGTTCATCGCCGTGTCGGCTGACGAGCTCGTGATGATGCAGAACAGCGAGCTCTACATCCACAACGCGTGGGGAATCGCGATCGGAGACGCCGCGGACCTGCGCGCGCTCGCCGACGACCTCGAGAACCACTACGACCGGAACATCGCCTCCGTCTACGCGGCCAAGTCCGGCGACCCCGTCGATCACTGGCTCGCCGAGATGGAGAAGGACCGCTTCCTCACCGCCGAGCAGGCCGTGGCGGAGAAGCTCGCCGACCGCATCGAAGGTGTCGGCGACGCCGCCGCGGCGAAGGCGAAGTTCGACATGTCGGTGTTCGCCCGAGCGGATGGCCGTCGCGCCGCCGCACGTGCAGCCACCCCGAAGCTCCCGTCTCAGTCCGAGCCGGGTGTCCCCAACCAGAAGGAGAAGCTCCAGATGAGCGACACCATCAAGGCTGGTCTCCGCGAGCGGCTCGGCGTGACCGATGCCGACGTTTCGGACGAGGTGCTGCTCGCAGCGCTCGACGAGGCACTCGAGGAGCAGGCCGACGACACCCCCGCGCCCGTCGCGGCGTCCATCCCCGATGGCGCGATCGTCGTCGACAAGGCGGCGTACGAGCAGCTGCAGTCGAACGCCGCCGCCGGCCGCACCGCGCTCGACACCATCGACGCCGCCCGCCGCGACGCCGTCATCAAGTCCGCTCTCGAGGACGGACGCATCGCGGCCGCGTCGAAGGACTCCTGGCGCGCCCAGCTCGACAAGGACGAGGAGGGCATCACCGCCATCCTCGCTTCGATGCCGAAGAGCAGCGCCGTTCCCGTCGAGGAGCTCGGTCACTCCGACAGCCTCACCAGCGCGGACGACGCCCTCTACAACCAGCTCTTCCCCGACGAGAAGAAGGGAGCCTGATCATGGCTGACTACACGCCTCTGCACGAACCCGGCAAGGCCTTCACCCGGCAGGCATCTGCAGCGATCACGGGCGGTCAGCTCGTCGTCGTGTCCGGTTCCGGGACGGTCGCGCCCGCCAGCGCAGCCACCCACTCCTGGCTCGGCGTCGCAGCATTCGACGCCGGCAACGGCGACCTGGTGACCATCTACGACGAGGGCGTGCAGCGTCTCACCGCGTCCGGTGCGATCACCGCAGGCGCTCTCGTCGAAGCAGCGACTGGCGGCAAGGTCGCCTCCCACACCAACGGGACGAACGACTTCAACGTCGTCGGTCTCGCCCTGAGCACGGCCGCCGATGGGGCGCTCGTCGAGGTGTCCCTGCTCCGCTAACGCGGGCAGGGCAGAAAGGAAACGGCAATGCCGTACACGTACCCCCCGGCGGCTCCGACTCTCTCGGGCGACACCGTCACCATCTCGCGGTTCCTCAACAACCCGACCCTGATCGCACGTCGACTGCGTACCCTGCTCGAGCAGCGGTACATCGCCGACGCGCTCCTCACGGGCCGATTCAACGTCGAGGGCGGAGCGGTCCAGTACGAGACCGGCGAGACGATCTTCACGACCGACAACCCGCGCGCGGTGGCGCCCGGTAGCGAGTACTCCCTCACGGGTCTCGGCACCGGCACCGCTTCCATCGCGAAGACGGTCAAGTGGGGTCAGGACGCGAAGATCACCGACGAGGCGATCAAGCGTCAGGGCTTCAACCCGGTCGAGCGTGGCCTCACGAAGCTGGCGAACCAGAACGTGAAGTACGTCGACTCGGTCGCGCTGTCCGCGATCTCCTCCGCTGTCACCCAGACCAGTGCTGCAGCTGCGGCGTGGACCGGTGCGACCGCGGCGCAGATCTTCAAGGACGTCGCGCTCGCGAAGGCGAGCATCGTCGCCCTGAACCAGGGATACGACCCCGACACCGTCGTGGTGTCGGACATCGCCTGGGCCAACGCCCTGTCCGCGTTCGTCGCCGCCGGCTACTTCGCTCGCGAGTCCGACGCCGACAACCCGGCGATCACCGGGAACTTCCCGACGATCAACGGGCTCCGCTGGCTGGTCACCCCGAACCTGCCGACCGCGAACACCGCCCTGGTGCTCGACTCGGCTTCGCTCGGTGGCATGGCCGACGAGAAGCTCGGCGGGCCCGGCTACGCGTCGGTGAACAACGTGGGCGTCGAGGTCAAGTCGATCCGCAAGGAAGACACCGACTCCTGGCGTCTCCGTGCCCGCCGTGTCACCGTCCCGGTGGTGCTCGAGCCCGCTGCGGCTTGGAAGCTGACGGGAATCGGCGCATGACCGCCGTCGTGTCGGTGCCTCTGGTCATCGCGAAGCAGGAGGACGGCTCTGACGTCTACCTGTACCAGGGAGCGTCGGTCGGCGATGGTCTCGCGAAGGGCGAGCTCAAGCGTCTCCGCGACGGCGGCTTCATCTCCGAGGTCGAGGACGTCGTCGAGGAGCCGGCCCCTGAGCCGGTGGAGATCCCCGAGGGTGACCCGACGATGCAGTGGAACGTCGCGCAGATCGACGCGTTCGCTGAGAAGCGGGGCATCGACCTGACCGGGCCGAACACGAAGCCGGAGAAGCTCGAGGTCATCGCCGCCGAGCTGAAGAAGGCCGCTGACGCGGCTGGCAAGTAACGAGAAAGGGGGCGGTGACGTGGCCATCACACCTGGTGATCTTGGCGGAGACGAAGACCTCGCACGCGAGGTGCTTCTCATCGCACACGACATCGCCCCCTGCATCGAATCCTTCGTCACCGGTACGGAGGATTTCAAGAACGCACTCGCGATCCTCAAGCGGGTGATGAAGAACATCGTGGGGCGCGGGTCGCCCTACGTGAAGTCGAAGCGGCAAGGGTCAGCGTCGATCGAGTACACGGACGTGCAGTCCGCCTTCGAAGGGCATGCCACGCGCGCTCTGCGGGCGCTGTGCGGCTCAGGAACCGTCGCGGGTCTTCCTGCCGGTTCGTTCCCTGCTGAGCGCCCTGTCAGCCGCCTGTGGCCGGAGACGTATACGTCATGAGCGACTTCGCACCCATCAACGCCAGGCCGTTGTTCCTGCAGCGGCCCAGGCCGATCATCGACCCGTACTCGAACGAGCAGACGGGCGAGGACTGGTCAGAGCCTGTGGAAGAGATTCCGATCCCGAATGCGTGGGTCGACGTGCCGTCCACCGCGATGCTGGCCACGGCCACCCGTGAGCAGGCCTCCGAGTCGAAGTCGCTGTTCGATGACGGCAGCGGAGTCGACATCCGGAGGGGCAACCGCGTCCGAGACGGCGCCTACGTCTACACGATCGACGGCATTCCGCCGGCACCGGATCAGCATCCGTGGGACGACTGGACGCCGCCCCGTGAGATCCCGCTGACACGCTACGTCGGCTGACAGGAGGGCGCTGTGCGCATCACACCGCCCGACCTAGAACTGTTCCTCACGGAGTACGTCCGCGCGATCGCCCTTGTCGAGGGCAAGACAGTCACGGTCACGAACAAGGAACCGTCCAACCTGACCGCCCCCCTGGCTAGGCCACTGATCGTCATCCGCGACGACTCCGGTCAACGCCTCGAGCTGCCCACCTTTGATCGCTCTGTCGGCGTCTCGGTCCTCGGGTGGTCGAAGCAGAACGATCAGCCCGCGAACGACCTCGCCCGCTGGCTGGCAGCTGTGCTGATGGACGACGCGATCGTACAAGCCCCCGGCAGCCCCATCGCGTCGATCGTCTGGGACGGCTGCAACGGCCCGTATCCGATCACGGAGAACGCTGACGTCGCCCGCCGCTACCTGACCGTCGAGTACATCACGGTCGGGGTGGAGGCGTCGTGAAGTTCAACAACGCGTTCTTCGAGGAGCTCGGCAACTCGGCCGGCGTCGTCGACCTGGTGAAGCAGGCTGCCGAGGACGTCGCCGCTACCGCGCGAGCCACGGCACCTGTCGACTCTGGCGCGTACCGCGACAGTATCCACGTTGAGGTCATCCCGAACAGGAAGACCCGCACGGTGGCGCTCGTGGTCGCTGACGACCCGAAGACGATGCTCATCGAATCGAAGACCGGCAATCTCGCGCGGGCCCTGAAGGGCACGAAGAAGCGGTAGCCCCGCCCCCTGATCCTTTCCACCCCACCCCTTGGCCCCGGCAACTTGCTGGGGCCTTTCTCATGAATGGAGACAGCAAATGGTTGCTGACGTGAAGGGCAACGACATCGGCGCTGTTGGTGTCCCCGTTGACGGGAACATCGGCTTCGCCCCCTACGGGACGCCCCTCCTCACCCCCCAGCAGGGCGCATCCCGCTCCCTGACCCTCTCGCCGGCGTTCGTCAAGATCGGTCTGATCAAGGACGACGGCGGCCCCCAGTTCTCGTGGGAAGCCGATGGCGACCCGATCGAGTTCTGGCAGGAGGGCTACTCGATCCCCTCCGGGCTCGCGAACGTGGGGCTCTCGATCACCGCCGCCCAGGCGCTCTCAGATCACGTGCGTCGCATCATCTCCGGTGTCACCCCCGACCAGTACGGGTACCTCGAGCACGACGGCGGCGGTCACGACCTCCGCTGGGTGGTGTTCACCGAGGAGATCTTCAAGAACGGCGCCATCCGCCGCCGGCAGGCCCCGTCGGTGTCGCTTGCATCGGCAGCCGAGGACCAGTCGACCCGCGGTGAGGTGATGGGCAACGCCCTGTCCTTCACCATCGCCCGTCACCCGGCCGTCGGCAACAAGCACTTCGGTGAGTGGGTCATCCCCGCTCTCGACGCGGCCGACACGAAGACGACGTGGAACGTGACCGTGAGCGGAACCCCCACGGGCGGCACATTCACGCTGATCCTCAACGGGTTCGCCACCGCGCCGCTGGCCTACAACGCGAACGCGTCCGCGGTCACCGCAGCCCTGAACGCCCTGTCGGGTGTCACCGGCATCACGGGCATCACCTCGACCGGCACGGGCCCGATCGTGGTCACCCTGCCGTCGGCAGAGACCCTGACCGCGGCGAACTCGCTGACCGGCGGCACAAACCCCGACGTGGTCGTCGCGTAGCACCCCGATCGAGCGGGGCCGGTGTTCGTGGATGTCGCCGGTCCCGCTCTCTCACATCCACCCACATCCACGCCTGAAAGGACACATCCACCATGGCCACACGCCGCACCTCTGAGAAGCCGAAGTACCAGGTCGTCGACGGGAAACTGCACGCGCAGACCCCGGAGGGTGAGATCATCCTCCCGCTTCGGTTCAAGACCAAGCTGATCCGCGCCGCCCGCGACATCAAGAACGGGCAGGGCGACGAGCTCGACCAGTTCTTCTACATCATCGACGCGCTCGGCGACTTCGACACGCTGGCCGTGATCGACGAACTCGACTTCGTCGAAGAGACCACCCCGCTGGTCATGGAGTTCTTCAAGGCGTTCGGTGAGCAGCAGCGAGCCACCACGGGGGAATCGCGGGCCTCCTCGAACTGATCGACGACCACGAGCCAGCTCTCACGTTCGACTTCCGGCACCAGTTCCCGGGTCTGTCGCTCGATGAGGTTGGGGAGTCGATCACGTTCGGTGAGGCCTACCGCCTGTGTATCGAGCTCATGCGCGAGAGCGGGTCGCATCTTCACGCGGATCTCGCGAAGTTGCGGTTCGCCGGCTCCCACGCTGACCGGGCGGGCATCCAGCTCGCCGAGTGGTACATCAACGTCCACCTGGACCGGAAGCGGCACAAGAAGGACATCGAGCTGCCGGGCCCGTGGGGGAAGGCGAACCCGAACGCGGATGTGACACCCGAGCGGCGTGCTGCTCTGCGCGCGGAGCTGGAGCGGCGCTCAGCGTTCGCGCACTGACCATAGGAGGCCGACGTGGCAAGTGAAGTCGGTTCCGGTCAGGTAGCGATCTTCCCAGTCTTCAAGGGGTTCCGGAAGGCCGTCGATAAGGAGACTGAGGGCGCTGCTGACAGCGCCTCTAAGGGGTTCCGTCGCTCGTTCGACAACGCCGGGCAGAAGGCGGGCCAGTCGACCGGGAAGGGCTTCAAGGCGGCGTTCGAGGGCTCCGTATCGGGGTTCTCGACCAAGGCCACGAAGACGCTCGAGGCGGACGTCGCGAAGGCTGCGAAGGCCCTCTCCGCTGCACGTCTGAAGGAGCAGGACGCGGCCGGCAAGGCCCGTGTTGCGGAAGCGCAGCTTGGTGAGGTTCGCCGGAAGTACGCTGCAGACTCGTCGCAGGTCATTCGGGCCGAGGAACGTCTCGCGTCGGCCACGAGGAACTTGCGCACGGCTCAGGACGGTACAGCGTCTTCGACTCGCGGTCTTCGTGACGCGCAGAGCAGTCTGGCGCGCTCGGCGGACAGCGCGTCGGAGGGAATGGCGGACGCTGGTCGCCGCGGAGCTCGCGGGTTCGGGTCCAGCTTCGTCGCTGGGGTCGGGAAGCTCGCCGCACCCATCGCGGTCGCGATCGCTGGTCTCGGCATTGCCGCGGGCATCCAGGATGCGGTGTCCACCGGTCTGCGGGCTGCTGCGGGATACGTGACCGAGTCGGTCGGTCTAGCGTCCGACTTCGAGCAGTCCGTCGGTGGTGTGTCGGCGGTCTTCAAGGATCAAGCCGACGAGATCAACAAGTGGGCTGAGGCTGCCGCGCAGGGCGTTGGTCTGTCGAAGCAGCAGTACAACGACTTCGCGACCATCGTCGGTTCGCAGCTGAAGAACCTCGGCCTGCCTCTCGATCAGGTGGCGGATCAGACCAACACGATCATCAGCCTGGGTGCCGACCTCGCCGCACAGTACGGCGGTTCGACCGCTGACGCGGTCAGTGCCCTGTCGTCGCTGCTGCGTGGCGAGCGTGACCCGATCGAACGCTACGGTGTGTCGTTCAACGAGGCCGCCGTCTCGGCCGAGGCGATGGCACTCGGTCTGGTGGGCGTCACCCAGAACGCCGAGGATGTTCAGGCTGCTCAGCTTCGCGCGGAGGTCGCACAGCGGAAGTACAACGACGCCATCGAGGCCTACGGTGAGGACTCCACGCAGGCGCTGTCTGCGCAGGCTTCGTTGATCAGTGCCCAGTCGTCACTTGAGACGGCGATGGCGGGCAGCACGGACGAGATCACCGCGCAGCAGAAGGCGCAGGCGACCCTGTCGCTGCTGACGAAGCAGACGGCGGATGCGCAGGGTGCGTTCGGGCGTGAAGCCTCGACCGCGGCGGGCCAGCAGGCTCGTCTGCAGGCCGAGCTGATGAACTCGCAGACTGCGCTCGGTACGGCGCTTCTGCCGACGATCACGCAGCTGACGAAGCTTGCCAATGAGGAACTGATCCCGGTTCTGAATGATGTCGTCGATGAGGTGGGGCCCGAGCTCTCGAGCGCCCTTGTAGAGTCTGCGCCGGCCGTCAAGGATCTGATCTTGGCGTTGACGCCTCTGCTGCCGCAGTTGGTGCAGCTCGCGGTTCAGGGACTGCCTCCTCTGGTTCGATTCCTGACACTCATCTCGCCGCTGCTCATCGACTGGGCGACCAACACGGCCAGCATCATGACCGCGCTGAACGCGTTCTTCGCGCTGCTGGACGGGGACACCTCGCTTCTGAAGGTTGGTGCCGAATTCCAGGGGCTCGGTGGCAGCGTTTTCGACATGGTCATGGGGCTCGCGACGTTCCTGTCGCAGGCGAACACGAACATCGTGAACTTCGCGACCACGGTGCGGTCTCAGATCAACGACGTCGTCGGGACGTTCATCGGCATCCCGCAGCGAGTCGAAGACGGGCTAGGTGACCTCGGCTCTCGTCTTGTTTCGTCGGGTCGGGCGCTTGTCCAGGGCTTCATCGACGGCATCAACGAGATGTTCCCAGGGCTCGACACCGCGGTAGGTGGGCTCATGGACTTCGTGGGTGGGTTCTTCCCGAATTCGCCTGCGAAGCGGGGTCCGTTCTCGGGGTCGGGGTGGACGGCTCTGAAGGAGTCGGGCAAGGCGATCATCACCCAGTTCAGCGACGGATTCGGAGACGGTCCCGACCCGTTCGGTGGCCGCGGGCCCTCGTACGGTGGCGGACCGTCCGCGCCTGCTGCGCCGGCACTCGCTGGTGTGTCGGGTGTGCCGCGTCAGGGAGCGACGATCAACGTGCACCCAGCACAGGGCAAGGACGAAGTCGCGATCGGGCGTGCTGCTGCTGAGTGGGTCAACTGGAGAGACAAGGTGGATGGCTGATGCTTCGTATCCGTCCTGCACACCTCGAACTTCTCGGTAGGCCCGACCCGATGGCCGAGGAAGCCCGCGGCCTCTACGTCGCGAAGGACGGCTTCCTCGGCCTCGAGTCGCAGGTCGCGACGCGCCGCACCCGCATGGAGATCCCGAACGGGCACGGCATCTACGCCTTCCCCGGGAAGCTGCAGGAGCGTGTCGTCCCGATCGACGCTTGGTGTGTCGCCCGGGACGAGGACGACCTGCAGCAGTTCAATATCGCAGTGAAGTCGCTCGGCGCACGTGGTGGCATGTTCCGCACCGCGTTCGAGTTCCGCGGGCTGCAGGTGTGGGCTGACGGGTACATCGGCACCACCGGCATCCAGTTCGTCGACAACGGCACCGGACGGAAGGCTCGCCTCAGCATCCCGCTCGAGTTCCCGAAACCGCAGCTGTACGGGGAGAACCCGCTGAGCCCCTTCACGGTGGCTTCGGGTGGATCGGTGGACATCTCGCACGATGGCAACTTCGAGGCCGCTGCAGTCGCCACCGTCACCGGGAACATGCCGACCGGATGGAGGCTCGCAGGCCCCAGCGGTGCAGGTATCACCGTGAACCTTCCGGTCTCGTCGAGCTCGGTGGTGACCGTCAACCTCGCGACCGGGTGGGTGTGGCAGAACGGGGTGCGCCGACTCCGGGCCGTGGGCGGCAGCTTCCGACCCTTCGTGATCCCGGGCGCCACACCCGTGGGCATTACGCTCTCGACGCCGTCAGGGAGCGGCACGGCATCAATCGCGCTGCCGAACACCTACAACTGATGTACGAAGTCACCATCAGCGACACCCAGTCCGGCGACGCGCTCCTCGCGTTCACGGGGGACGAGGCACCATCGGCGTGCACGTGGGGTACCCGCATCAACGGCTTCGACACCGGGCAGACCACCTTCGAAACGCGCGCGATCGGCGGAGGCCTCACACGAGCCGACTGGCGTGAGCTCATCGACCCGTGGCGCCGCACCGTCGACGTCGGATGGCGCGACGACACCACAGGCATCTTGTCCCCGCTGCTGCCCCACTCCGGCCTCATCATGGGCTGGAACTACGACAAGAACACCGGGCAGATGAGCGTCGCATCCGCTGAGGCGCGCACGATCCTCACCCGTCGCATGCTCTTCGGAGTCGGCACCTACGGCATCGGCACTCGGGTCATCACCGAGAAGAGCATCGCCGGGATGATCAAGCAGATCCTCTGGTACGCCACCCAGGGGAACCTCTCGGTCGTGTGGAACATGCCCTTCGAGTTCGAGCTCTTCCAAGAGTCCGGAATCCATGGGTCGACCTACTGGAACTACCTGTTCGAGGACGCTGAGCAGCTGATCTCCGACTGGCAGAACACCGCTGGCGGGCCCGACGTCCACTGGCAGGGTCGCCGTCACGATGACACCGGCAAACGCGACTGGCTTGTCCGCATCGGCGGCACCGCTGGTGGGCCGCGTCTCACCGGCGCGGTGAAGCAGTACATGTCGGCCGGTGAAGCGATCGACATCTTCAACGTCACCGAGGCCGGCGACGGCACCCCGATGCGTACCGGCACCATGGCGCTCGGGTCAGGCTCCGACGAAGACATCCTCCACGGGGAAGCAGCGACCGTCGCCGTTCCGGGCGGTTACCCGTCGCTCGACGTGGTCGACCAGTTCACGAACATCGACGACCTCGAGCGCCTCACCGCGCTCGCTGTTGCGGGTACCGCTGCGGCGAAGGAACCGACGAAGCAGCTCGCTGGTGATGTGCTGGCCCGTGACTTTTTCCCTGACGGGCAAGTCGGTTCCACGATCGATATCTGGGATCAGGACGACATGTGGCTCGACGACGGGTGGACCTCTCGGTACTGCGTCGGTTTCACCGGGGATCTGAACGAGACGATAAAGCTGCAGATGCAGGGGGTGTGACGCCGTGAAGGTGAACTACCTCGGCCCGTCTGGGGATCGTGAATCTACGGTCAGGAAGCGCGAGAACCGCCGTCTGGCGGCTCGCACGCCTCTGGGTGACTCGTCCATCACCCGGCCCGGGAAACGGCTCCGTGTCGGCCCTGAGGGCATCGGTGGGACGCTGAACTCGGACGGCACGATGGACTGGGCGGGCATCGTCCGGTTCATCGGCGAGTTCTTCCAGACCGGCCCGAGCGTGTTCGACGGGTCAGTGTCGATCACGGGTGCAGACGGCACCCTGACGGTGACTGCTGAGACCACGCTGGGCGGGGCGACACAAATCACGTCCACCCTCGATGTCACCGCCGGGACGCGGCTGCGCGGTGCGACGACTCAGGAGGCGGACTTCACCGTCACTGCCGGCGGTCGCATCATCCTCACGGGCACGATTCCGCTGGTGATGCAGAACGGCGTGCTCACGTTCGCTTCCGGTGGTGAGCTTCAGGGGTTCGCGGCTGGTCTGCGGATGGCCGCGAACAACGCGGCCGTGACCGCGGTCGACGGGCTCGCATCAATGCAGGCCGGCTCGACGGTTCTGGCAGTCCTGCCAGCGGGCATCATCGCGACGGGTGATGTCGGGACGACTGGAGATGTGGAGGTCGGTGGGGCGTTGAAGAACCCCGGGATCGACACCGTGACAGGCGTCACATCGAACGTCTACTTCGACAACGCATCGAAGTCGTTCAAGCTCATCATCTAGCTGTCGAACTCTGGGCAGTAGACGTTGATCGCGAACTTCACGACCTGGAAGTTGTTGTCCGCAGCGTTCGGATCGTCCCCGGTGACCACGAGAACCGCGTCCTTTGCCGTGCCGCTTGATAGCTGGGCGCAAGCCTCCGCGCCGGCCGCGACGATCGCCCCATCATCGGGCAGGTCGCCGACCCACAAGGCGCTCACACTTCTGACAAAGAACTCGTCCTGCGTGTATTCCCCGTACGGCGATGCGCTCTCTGTCGGAGTCGCTTGCGGTTCCATCGTGATCGGCGCTGCGGAGGGCTGTGCGCCCGTCTCAGCTGTCGAAACCGTCTGAGTGGACTCTGCCCCCGCCGAGCATCCGCTGACCGCCAGAACGGCCACCAGGACCGCGACACCCCCGAGCTTTCTCATGCCCCGAAGTGTAGCGGCGAGCCCGCCCCATTAATACCCCCACCTTGGAGGAAACCCAATGGCCGCTGCGACCGCTCAAGTCGACGGAAACGTCGCTGACATCCTCGGCGACCCGCTCCCGCTGAACCGGGACCCGATCATAATCTTCACCCTGTCGCAGCCCGGCATCGCACTCGACGGAACCTTCGTGGGTTCCTTCGACCGCCGCGTGCAAATCCAGTCGGACGGAGCCTTCGACGGTGATCTGATCCCGTCGACGACGATGCGGGCCGACGGTCGCGTCGTCTACTACAAGATCAAGCTCGGCGTCCGAGACCCCGGCGCCGAGTACCGCCTCATCGACCTGCCCCAGTTCCAGCTGCACGTTCCACCGTCCGGTGGGCACTTCAGCGACCTCGTGATCGCCCCACCTCCTGCACTCATCATCGCCCGCGGCATGGGTGCACCTCCCGAGTGGTTCGTCAACACCTTCTACGTCGACATGTCCGGACCCAAGCCGGAACTGTACGGCCCCGCGAATGGAGGCATCTGATGGCCCTCGTCAGTTACGGCACGTTCGACATGCTCTCAGACGAGGGCGCCGCCGACCTCGTCTGGGCCGAACGTGAATTCGCAGTCGCAATCGACGCACGCATCCTCGCGAAGGGTAGCGAGATCGTTGGCTCCCTCCCCGGCGTGGAGGCGGCAGCTGCGGCTGCCACAACTGCTGCGTTGACGAGCCCAACCACCCTGTCAGCGTTTGGGAACGCGCTGGGTGTTGTGTCGCGAACCACCCCGAAGAAGTACCCGTTCCTGGTGCCGTTCTCGGATGCGCAGAAGAAGATCGGCGCGTACTGGGACGCGAACTGGAAACTCCGAACCGCGGACGGCAGGCTCGCTTCAGGCACGGACACGCGAGCAGAGACCAGCAGCCGGTTCCCGTGGATTGTGACGTTCGCGGACGACAACAAGAAGATCGGCGCGTACTTCGACAAGAACTGGGATCTGCGCCGAGCCGACGGCACCCTGTACGTGCAACCCACCGACAACTTCGCAGGGTTCGTGGTCACGGGCACGTCCACCGCTGCGGGCGCTGACCTCACGAACCCTTCCACTGAGAGGTACGCGGCTCTCCTCGCAACCAAATGGGGGGTGCCGGTGTCGGTCCTGGCACAGCCCGGTTCTGTCACGGAGGAAGTCAACGCGATCCTCGGCGCGTCCGAGTTCACAGGCACGATCTCGGGCGGCACCGTGCCGGCGTCTGGTTCGGTGACGGTGAACGGGTTCGACGTGTTCCCCATGCGCTCGTCCGCCACCGTGTCATCGCTGAACGTGATCGGTATCCGCGACGACGGTCTGCGCATCCCTGGGGTCCTCACCCGAACCACCTCCGCAGCAGCCTCATTCACCCGGTCAACCCCAGGGACGGCGGTAGCTGCGACCACGCTGCGGTTCATTTCCGTGACCGGGCAGGGATACCGCAACTTCACTCACTTCCTCGCGATGGGCATCAACGACCTCGACAAGGTCATCGCGGGAACCCTCACCGAAGACGACCTGAAGGCACGGTTCCTCCGGTACGTGTCCTCGGTGGCTGGGGAAGTGTTCGTGCTTGGTGTTTCCGATGCTGGGTACGCGGACAGGCCCGGCACCCAGATGGGTGACCTGATCCTCCGGTTGGAGACGTGGTTCGACACCACGTTCCAGTCGAAGTACGTGAAGCTGCGGCAGTTCATCGCTTCCCCCCGCGGCCTTGCGCTCGCCCAAACCCTGCAACCGTCTTTCACTCCCACCACGGATGACGTCACAGCGGCGAACGCAGGCACGGTTCCGCCGTCGCTTCGCGCATCAGCATCATCCACTCATCTGACGGCGCTCGGCCACCAAGTCGCCGCGGTCGTCATCGATATCCACGCCCGTGAGTTCTCTCGCTACGCAGGAAGGCTGGCCGCCTAATGTCCGGTTTCACAACGATTCGTTCTGCTGGGGTAGCGAACCCTGGTGTCCCCACCATTGATGAACCCCCGTACGCGACCGTCGTAACGTCTGACCGTTTCAGCGGTGCGGCGGCAGCCGATATCGGGGGGAGGGTCTCTGACGCCGGTTTGGGTGGCACGGGCATGGCGTGGGCTGTAGGTGTCGCGAACGTGTTCGCCACCGATGGTGCCGGGAACCTGATCCGGGGTTCCGCGACGAGCGCATCAGAAGCGGAGTTCACGTACACGAACACGAACGTGGAGGTCGGTTTCACTCTCACCGCAGGCCCGGTCACGTCCGGCCACCAGATCAACCTCGACATTCGACTGAACCAACCTGCGGGTGGGGCGTCTTCCCGAACCTGCTACCGGCTGCAAGTCCAGAACGTGTCGGGTGCGTTGATCGCCCGGTTGAACAAGCGCATCGCGGGAACTATCACCGCGATCTCCGCTGACTACCCGGTGTCGGTGGGTGACCGACTCGCTATCCGCGCCATCGACGACAAGATCAGCCTGATCCGCAACCTCGTCACGAAAGAGACGGTAACGAACAACCAGGTCGCATCGGGCGGGTATGTGGCTTTCACAACGGGAGCGTCGGCCCTGTTCGGGGTGACCGACATCTACGTGGAGAGCATCACCGGCACCGCCTGACCCCGCCAATCACACACCCTCATCTGGCTCGCTTCGGCGGGCCTTCGTCGTTTCAGGAGGAAACCATGAGCCTTGTCGATGGACTCGACCTCATCGAGTGGAGCGGCTGCCTGTTCGACCCGCTCAACGACGACAGCATGGAGCTCCTCGCGCGCTGCATGGCGATCGAAGCGAACATGACCCTCGAACGGGCCAGCATCTACTGGAACGAGGCCGGTCGCCCGTACGGAGTCGAGAGCGACAGGTACGCCCGCCGCGCATCCGATACGTTCTCTGGGCGATCCACGGTCTGGTACCAGTGGGGACGCGCTGAGCGGGGAGAGACACCCTCAGCGGCTGACCCCCGCATGGGTCCGCTCGCTTCCCAGCACACGCGTGGGCGGGCGATGGACTGCAACGCCCCCAACGACTACTCGATGCAGCGCCGCGCCTACTGGATGGGCCTGGCCGGCATGAAGCGCACCATCCCCTCGGAGTCGTGGCACTTCGAGTTGTGGGGCGCCTGCCAGCTCGACCTGACCCCGTACCGCATCGCGATCGACATGCTCGTCCACCCGGACGACTACACCAACGCCCGACCCCTCGAGGAGGAAGAAACGATGGACAAGTACTGCCTGGTGGCCCGCGTCGACTGGGACACCAAAGAAGCGTTCAACAAAGACATCCGGACGGGGAAGTCGAACGTCTTCCTCATCAACCTCGCCGAGGGTACCTACCGGTGGCTGCCCACTGACGAGGCCATCCACCTCCACACCAAGCCGAAGGAAGAGGGCGGCTTCGGCATCCCCTACCGTGACGGCACGTTCAGCGCCCAGATCCTGATCGGGCTCACGAACATCTTCAACAAGGCGCAGTGGTCCGGAGCTGTCGCCTGACCCTTTCTCCACCCCGGAGAGGGGGACTCATGCGCCGACTGTTCGCCGCATCCATCTGGGCACCCGGAGCTATCCCACCCGACGAGTGGAAGTACCGGTGGCTGAAACGCCTCTGGCTTCCCATCTACGACCTCTTCGCGATCGCCGCGGGCATCTGCGCGGTCGTGTTCGGGTCGCGGCTCCTGAACCGCCTCCTTGACGGCACCCTGCTCGACGTCGTCGGGATCGTCTTCACCGGGGTCGCACTCGTGTGCCTCCTCGGGGTCATGTTCCCCCGACTGTGGCTGGTCGAGATCGTCGGCAAGGTGATACTCGTCGGCATGATCGGGGCGTACATGTCCGCGATCGTGTTCTACCCGACCGTCCCGAACGAGTCACCGAACTGGTTCGTGTTCGCGATGCTCGGCTTCGGCCTGCCGCTGGCGATGTTCCGTCTATCCCTCCTTGGTGAGGAGTGGAAGGAGCGTCACGCCGAACAGGAGCGTGACGCATGACCCCGGAACAGGTACTCACCCTCGCCGGCGTGGTCGTCTCTCTCGTCGCTGTCCTCGCCACCTTCCTCGGCACCCGGGGAAAGACGAAGACCGACGCGAAGACCGCGCTCGACGCCCGCATCGACGCCCGAGTGAAGGCCGAGCTCGACCGCGTGTACGCGCGCCTCGACGAGTTCGAGGAACGCGACAAGAAGCGCACCAGCGCCTTCACCCGCATCCTCCGCGCCATCGCCGCCCAGTGGACCGGGGACAGTCGCGGCCCCAACCTCGACCCCGCGGACATCGCGGAGATCGAAGACACCATCCCGCCGCAGTGGATTCGCTGAGGCCAACCGAAGGAGCATCATGAGCATCCCCACCGAAACCCCCAACGTCATCGTGCAGAACCCCGTCGTCCGCAAGGTCGTCGGCAACACCCTCGCAGGAGCGACCCTCGTGCTGTCGATCGCGACTCTCGTCGACGGTGCCATCGAGCAGATCAACTACTCGGACATCACCGGCCCGGCCGCGATCATCATCGCTGGCCTGTTCGGCATCTTCCAGCTGACGGTCACGTCGCCGAACGTGCCGACGAAGGGCGACCACGCCGCCTGAATCCTGGTGCGGGTCGCTTCCGCCACTCCGCCCCTAACGCCCCCGCGTCTTCTCTTCGGAGAGGGTGCGGGGGCATTTCGTCGTGTCAGCGGTCGATGCTGATCCAGATCCGCTGCTCATCCCGAACAGGCAGAGCAGCCTTCGCCGCCTCGTAATCCGGGCCCTCCGCGGTGTCCTCGACGACGTCTTCTCCGACACGGTACCCGGCACGCACGATCACCCGCCCAGGCTAACCCCACGCCCCCTTCGGCGTGTAGTTCAGTGCAGCCCGGATGTTCCCCTGAGGTACCTCGAACCGCACCGCACGATCAGCCGCGTCCAACGTCCGGTAGCGGCCGACCAGGCGACGATTCTCCGGGTCGATGTCGAACGTGACCACCCGGTAGTGCTCGAGCTCCGTGCCCGCGTGCATGCGCCGGACGACTGCTGCAGGAACTCTGGGGTCGTTGCGGATCAGCACCCATTCGTCTTGCCCGACTCTGATCGGCCCATCCCCGAGCATCCTGCCCCTCCCATGAGAAGCACGCCGGCCCGCGCAAGCCACGATCGTACAGAAGACCGGTGACAGCCGCTCGTGCTCGACAGCTATAGTTCACTCTCATGGCGTACGGGAAGCAGAAGGACCGCGAATCGCGACGGGAAGCTGAACGCGCCATAGCGGAGGCGGGCCGGGAGCCAGTATGGGAGAGGCCCCCGCGGGTCGAATGGGATCCCGAGGAGCGCTACGAAACCGTCCCCGACCTGTCTGCACCCGAGAACGTCCTGATCTACCGAACCGCAATGTGGAAGCGACGGTTCGTGGACTTCGCCATCATCCACGAGATCCGCGACGGAAGCCAAAACGCGACCGTGGCGAAGGCCGACTCCTCGCTGCAGCACGAAGATGTGCACCTCCACGTGAAGGCCCGCAGCAACGGCAAGGACGTCAAACGCGAAGTCATCCGGTTCATCTCTAGCCAGAAGGACATAGACGATGGCTACTATGAGTCTGACTCCCGCATCCTGGAGGACATGTCGAAGCACGAGATGATGTGGCGAAATGGCAGATGAATCGAACCGGCGGAAGCTGACGGCGTCTCTTGCGCGTGCTCTCGCCCAGGTGAAAGCACCGATCTACGTGAACGAAGCGGGTCGCAAGCCGTTCCTCGTGGCGTTCCCCGGAGATCGGATATCCACTGTCATGACGGCCATCCGCTCGCTGGGTGGCACGGCCACCGTCTTCGTCTCGCACGGCGAGGCGCATCCGCAGGCGGTCATCGTGATGAGCACCGAAGCCACCCGCAATGGCAACATCGCGCAGCTGCCGGTCACCCTCGAAGAGAACGGCACAGTCGCTGACATCGAGGCGTACTTCAAGAAGCATGAAGGCGTCTCTTCCGCCACCTTCCGGCTATCCACCGGCGCCGCCGAAGCGACTCACCCGCAGCCGTTTGAGCTCGCCGCCGCTTAGGCATTAGCCCACAGCTTCAAAGTGCCGGATATAAGCTCGCCCGATCGGACGCAGAACCGATAAGCTCGCGCGCATGAATCGCAGGGGAAGCGCCTTCGCGGCGTGCGGCATCGCATCTGTTCTCGTGCTCACTGGATGCGCGCTGCCGAGCTCTCGTCCAATCCCGGGACCACCGCCGGACCCGACGCCCACCGACGCCGTGACCTGCCTCGACGTCACAGATGGCGCTCGAGAGGGAGTCCAGCGAGGTCTCGATGGCGTTCAACTGGGTACTTCCATAGTCGACATCGCAGCTATCTCTGCCACCGACGGATCGTGGTTTGTGGCCGCGTCGTTCACCGCTCCGGGATTCGAGGATGATCCGGCGGTAGGTGTGTGGTTCACTGTGCGCGACCCATCTACCGAGGAAGCTGTCCCATACCAGACCGCTGAGGCTGTCGCCGAGACGTTCTCAACGTTCGAACCGAGCGGACTCGACGCTGCAACTCCCGGTGTGCTCGAATCTCAAGATTGCCTTAACTAGTCCGTCACGCAGAAGCCCCGCACGAGCCCTAGACGGGCCTGTGCGGGGCTTTCAGGCGTTGGTGGGGCATGGTGCCCCCGGCGAGACTCGAACTCGCGACCGACAGATTAGAAGGCTGCTGCTCTATCCACTGAGCTACGGAGGCTACCCACGAAAGGGTACTACGCAGCCCTACGCCGTCCTGACTTCGATGGAACAACTACCCGCGGGAGAAGGTCGTGGGCGGCGGCGATGGACTCGTCTGAGACGCGCACGTAGTGCTGGATGGACTGCATGTCTGCGTGTCTCATTGCAGCCGCCACGACCACCGTGGAGGCTCCCCCGTCGATCATCTCGGTCGCGTACCAGGCCCGCATCTGGTGGGGCCGGTGAGCGATACCGGCGCGACGCATGGCCTTCCCGAGCACGTTCGACACGTTGCGAGCGGTCACGTGCTGGCCCTCACGGTATGGCGACGGGAACAGGAAACCCCGCCTGGGGTACTTCTGCAGCTCCTCCCATACGATCTCGTGGATGGGCCTCCATACCTCTTTGCCACCCTTGCCGTCCTTCGAAAGGATGCGCCGGTTCTGCCAGTCGATCGTCTCGCCACGCACGGCAGCGATCTCCTGAGCCCTGAACCCCTGGTAGGCGTAGATCAGCACGAACATCCTCGTCCGCGCGTAGATACCGCTGTTCAGGAGAACCTGGATGTCGTCGGTGCTGGTGGGGTTCGCTTCCACCGCCGCGAGCCGCACTCTCGGGAGGCGCGCCCCCGGGTTGTCGGGCCTCAGACCCTCATCCTGCATCCACGTGAAGAACGTGTGGTACAGGCTCTTGTAGTTCGCCCTGGTGCTTGCGGACAGCCCTGTCCTACCCAGGTCGGTGATCAGATCCAGTCGCGTGATCTCAGCTAGCGGCTTCCCTGCACGTCGCTCGAGCGCGCGCAGCAGGATGAGACGTTGCCGGATTGACCCCTCGGATGATCCCTCTGCTTTGAGGTAGGACTCCCAGAAGTCGAGTGCGGAAACGAGATGCAGTCGCGGTGTGTCATGTTGCAATGTCTTTCCCCCTGTCTCGTGTTGTGAGTTCCGGAAGCGTAGATACGCCCCCTGCCTCCCGCAACTACCGTGTGCGGCAAACTGGACACCTCAGTAGTAGTTATCCTGTGAACCCCATTCAGGGGGGATTGGGATAGTCAGTCCCATGATCACTTGGCGCGAATGGGTCGACCAGGCGTCAGGAGGAGAATCCGTTCGCTCTGTGGCGTCCAAAATTGGTGCGAGCCCGACAAGTGTTTCCACGTGGTTCCGGACAAACCGACCCCCCGCCCGAGCCGTGGTCGAGTGTGCCCGCGCTTACAACGCCGACATCGTGGTAGGTCTCGTCTGCGCCGGCATCATGAGCATCGACGACGTGCAGCGGGACGTCCAGAACCGACTGAAGTTCGTCCCCACCAGGTTGCTTCTGGATGAGCTTTCCCGCAGAGGCCGGGAGGGAACGGATGAGCTGGCGCATGGGCTGGCGCCGGAGTGGGAACAGAGTCAGCGTCCCGACGCGGCACGGTAGGTGCTGAGGGTGACCACCGGCGTCGAACCTGCGCGGTTGTAATCCGTTTGTCGCTGGTTCGAATCCAGCCAGGGGCACAGGAACGACACCCCACCACCCGGCGCCTCTGGCGCCGGGTCTTCTCGTTAATGGGCGCGGCGGGCCGCGGCTACCAGGCGCCGGTGAGGGCGGCGATGCCGGCGAGGAGGGAGGCGAGGGCGATCGTGAGGGAGACGGCGATGAGCACGACGTGCACGACGAGGAAACGGGTCGGCTTGCCCTGAGCGTCGTGGGCGCGGGGGTCGCGGGAGATGCGCTTGAAGAACTGGGGCCAGACGAGGGCGTTCCAGCCGGCGTTGACGAAGAGGAGGATGGCGAGTGTGGTGATCATCGCCGCCAGTCTAGGCACCGCCGCCCACGGCTGCCGCAGCCGCCCGCAGCGGGCCGGCGTCGGGGGCAC